CGGTCCACAGTATCACACAGTATTCTCGAGAGGAGTTTACCGGTCTTTGGAACGAGCAGAAAAGTGTTACCAACCGCTATAAACCGACCTGAGCAAAAGCCGGCGTCTAGCGGGTCATAGGACACGATGGCCTCCACCTCCATGCCGAGGCGGAAGTATCGCGAGACGATACCGTCTGTCCAACCGAGTGCTGCGAGATCCGTGTCAACCATAACAGTGACAGAATCATCGCCGCAGACGATGGACACCCACCGCTTGTGTTCACCATGTATGTAGAGCTTCATGGCGATATTGGCGGCGGTGTCGCCAGCAGAAGTGTCGGACCAACCGGACTGCATGGCGGGGACGGTAGAATGCTTCGTGCGCAAGCGGCTACGACCAAAATTGGTAGGAGTTTTCTCCCCCGAGTGACGCCCACGACGCAACATAGTCGCCACACGATGGGGCAACTTGAGGTCGTAGACGCGATACAGGAAGTCGAAAGTGCTCGCACCCATGTGCATGTCAAAGCGCGATTGGTCGTCCTCCAAGACGACAATCCGCTCCCCAGGGAGGAGAGTGGACGCGATCATCCGAAGACAATCGCCATACGCTTTGCCGATGCCCACGTTGGTCATACCACACGTGTACACAAAGTGACGGCCAGCGGCGAGGTCCGCGTGGTCGTATGCCTTGGGAAGGAATGCCTTGCGCATGTTCTTCGCGAACCTACGCACAAAGCGCCCAGTTTTATACGTGAACTCAGGATCAGCAGCCTGAATGTACCTAGGGTCCTTCAGCCCTTCAACCCCCATAGTGACGCAGGGGTCGGTCTTCGCAACGGCGATGTAGTCCGAAACACGTTTAACAGCCTTTTCGCGCTTGATGAAGCAGGTAGCTTCGTAGCGCACAGTCGGGCGTTTAGACAGTTTTAGTTCAACGATTCCTTTGCGAAGATTGCGGTACATCTCACGTTTCGACGACGGCATAGAACTTACCCACTCGTCGAAGTTGATGCCAATAACAACCTTGGTGATTTTGTTGAAACTGGCGAGGACCATCTCGGTCAACCTTGCCCACTCATCAGAAATGTCCTCTTCTGGCTGTGCAAGGGTTGGTAGGGCTTTGATGACTCGCCCTGAGATGGCAGCTCTCTCGTTGTGAGAGCAGGCACGGAATACAGTGGCCCGAAAGCCCCTGATGGAACCGAAATCCCGTGTCCCAAATTTCGCGACGCATTCTTCATCTGTGTGCCAACGCACTCGACAAAAGCCATAAGTGACCGCGTCCGACGGTCGGCCTTTGGAGTTAAGCATAGTTGGCAACACAGCAGGCATCTTCAACAACCCCTGAGCACAGATGTCTTGCGTGACAGGGGCGTCGAGGACGCCATCGAAGGATGATGCGGAGTGAGTGACGTTTAGCGCATACCGGTTTGAGATGAACTTGCCACAAAACAAGTTCCAAC